TCATCTCCCTCTGATTGAACATTGTAGAATGTTTTAACTTTGATTTGCTTTTGTGTTTCATTTGGAGCAAATCCGAGAATTCCCTCGTCGGAATAATAATCTACGCCTGGTGTAGCAGTTCCTTTCTTTAGAGTTTTATAATTTACAGAAGAGGCAACTTCGGTATATCCAGATCTGGATACTGTAAATGTAGCTTCGTCTCCTTCTTCTACATCAATATCATCAATTGTGTAGATAATCTTGAGTGCTTCCGTTGTTGATCCACTGCCAGTTGGTATGGGAACACCACCAGTAAATCCAATCGTCGTGATTGCTAAAGGACCACCAGAATATGCCTCAGCACATGTATATTGTGTATAATCTGCACCAGTTGCTGGGAATAAGTTGTCAATACTTGATAATAAGTTATCCAAGAAGTCTTCGTCGTTTTCTCCTTCCTTCTTACTACCATCAACACAAACACTCTTATATTTAGCGCATGTTTGATCGGGACCAGAACAAGAAATACCAAGAAGATTTAGAACGAAACTAATTGCTCCACCAATAATATCCAGAGGTCCAGAAATTGCTTGTAAAACCTCTTGTAGAGGTCCCAAGACAGCATCTAGAAGTTCATTCATTAATGAGTTAATCTTTGAAAGAATGCCATTTACAAGAGTATCAATCTGACAAGCAACAGATCTGTAGATTTGATTAACAAGATCCATTAGAACGTTTGTCAACCACTCAGCCAAACGATCTCCAAGATCTGCCATTCTACAACCGAGATCTTTGAGGAGATTATTGAACCATTGAGTTACTGGTGTTAGGACATTTCCTTCCTCTGATGGATAGATTAACGCCTTAATTAAATCGTTGACTGCTGCCTTTAATTTGTCAATAATAAATCCTTTAACCTTAGCGATGAAATGACGAATTACTGTCAAAAACTTATTGACATATCTTCTTACAATATTGACACTACTATAAACTGCTCCTGTTGATTTATTGACCAGATAAGATCCTAAGTTTCCACCATTGTTTTTGATTTCATTAAACAACTCGCTTAATATGCTAGTTGCTTTTGTTTTCATGTCTTCTTTAGAGCACTTCTCTGCTACTGTCTGACACCAATTTTCTCTGTTTATACCATCTTCTTTTCTTGTACTGACAGGAACTCTTGGTTTTCCATCTTTTCCTGTTGTGCCATCTGGCATTCCACCAGTGCTTTTGTTTGTTTCTTCTGATTGTCCGCCTTGTGGATTTTCTGGAGCTGGTTGTCCATCAGTTGCTGGATTTACAGTTGATGGAATAGCGGTTGTAAATGGTAGATCATCTGGTCTAGCATTTTTAACGATTGTTGTAGCACCAGGAGTTTGACCAATTGATCCAATAATCAATGGTTTTTGTTTTTCTGGATCTAAGTAAAATCCAACAACCCAGCATCCAGGTTTTAACTGTGAATTTGCTCCACCTTCATTTCCTGGCATGAAAGGAACTGTCACGGGCATCATGACATTTGCCCATGGCAGATCTTTAGTATCAAGCAACTCTTTACTCTGGGGATGCTCACCAACAATTCTTACCTTGTAGCGAGTTCCCCCTTTGTTGTTTGGTTCATCAGCGGCAGTTCCTTCTACTTGACCTACCCACCAATTAAACCCATCGTTGCCAATCCTCTGTGTTGGGATGAGTTGAGATAATAATTGATCCATATTACTCAATCATCATATACTCTACATTCTAAAGCACCTGGATTGCTATCACAGAAAAGTTCTAGTGATGTTGGATCACGATCATCATTTGGATGACGCTCTTTGTATGCTTCTAGAGCGGTAAGTTCTTCTTGTGTATGCCTGCGAGCTTGTGGGGATGTCTGTGGATCATCAAGAATTTTCTTATCTTGTTGAATATGTACGTCAATGTTTTCCATTTTAGTTTCCTCCTGTTACATTATTTAGTGCCGTGATAAGAGATGCGATCTTTTGCACCATGAGTATCTCTAGAAAGACGAAGAGTTGTTGTAAATCTACCATTTGATCCAACTAGAGTATCATATGAATGTGTTACTTCCATGATTAGATATACACCACTATATTCTGGATCAAATGGATCATCTTTAGCAAATTTGCTTGGTTGTTTATTTGTGATACGAATATCTATTTTATCACCAGCACAGATTTGAGAATTTCCTGGTATAACAATTGTAACACTTTGATTTGATAATGTCTCATATCTAGCTTTTGATTGAGCAGCATATTCTAAATGTCTATCAGAATATTGAGATGGATTTGTTGCTCCATCCTTTTCGTAGGGAGATGCTGGTTTATCTTCGTTGTACCAAGTTTCATGATCCAACAGCATGGACATGATTTTAGTTGGATAATCTGCTAGTGTTTTATTAGCAGATAATCTTACTGTTGATGGTTCTTCCTGACTACCCAAATGCTTCATATCATCAAAAGCATTCTTCATATTGTAAACGTACTCATCATATTGACCAGTAGAATGGTTAAAAAAGCACATTTTAGTAGAATACTTACCAAATCTCAATCCAGATATTAGATCCACTTCCGAATTAAAAGTAATTTCACTAATTGTAAATCTATCATCTGCTCCATCATCTCGATTTAGTATTTTTTCTACATATGGACCCCATGTTTGAACATTATACTCGGCAGATGGAGTATCAGAACAAAGAGTATCAACAGAATAAAAATTAAATCCTCTCTTATTTTCCCAGAAGAAAAATCCAGCACTTCCACCCACAGTTTGTTCCTGACCTTCGGTTGCCGTAGAACTTTTTTTAGATGAAGTTGGAGTGGAAACGCTCTTTTGTGATGATGGCACAGATTTTGGCATCAACATTGCTGCGATATCAAAAACTCTTTTTCTAGAAGCGATTAACTTTGTTTCAAATAAACATGGTTCTGTATTAAATTGCTTTCCTGTCTTTAAGTATTCTTTCAAGAGTTTTGCGATAATTTCATCTGGTTTTCCATTTAATGGGACCTCAACTCTTACACATTCATTGTTTAATGCCTCTTCGGAAATTAATCCTAGTGTATAAGATTGATCTTGATTTTTTACATATCTATTTCCAATCTTCCATACACGCAATGAATATTCTTCACCAGACTGATTGGTATTGGTTTGTATCTTTATCTTTACTATTTCACCACCTTGTATGGGCATAGAGTTGATAAGACCACCACTATCAACAACCGCCATCGTTCCCATCAGAAAAGCAAAATTTGTGCTTTCAACATAATTAAAAACCTGAACGAGATTTTTAATGTCAAAGGACTTCTTTCCGTCAGCAGATGTTATGCTGATGGATGATATTTTAAAATCTGTCGTAGATTGAAATTCTGCCATGATATTACGATACTCTTAGTGCTAGAGCAGCCAGTCCCATAGAACTGGATCCACCCGATGGTCCTGCCGATGCTACTTGAGCGCCACCGCCACCATTATTATTAATAATTGTTGTGTTTCCTACTGTATCTGCTTTGGTTCTTCTTCTTTGTGTCATAGCATCCTCTGTAGATGCTTGTGACAACTGTTGTCCAGCAGGAGTTGGTTGACGGGCACTGCCCATCAAATCTGCTTTTGTCCTTGCCCCTGTTTGTGCTGCTGTTGGAGATCCTTGTGCTGGTTTTGGTTTTGGTTTTGGTTTAGTTGCTTCTAAAAATTCTTTCGCTTTAGACTTTGGAGCCTGAACATGAACATGGTGATCATGTCCTCCACTTGGATCTTCTCCTCTACCATGAATAGTTTCATATCCTCTTGCTCTCCAAAAATTAATTACAAATTCAGCTTGTTCTCTGTTAGCAATAGGAACGTCAAATCCATATCCTTTTTTATGCGCTTCTCCTCTGTGAACATCCTGATAACTTTTATCATCAGCCAGTGGATTGATGCTAGATCCACCAGAAGCTCCTCTAAGTTCTCTAATTGCTAGATTAAAAGACGCATCTGTAGCAACTCTATTTCCACTAACCTTAAATTTAGTTCTAGCTTGTCTAAAAGCAAGAATATCTTTTTCTAATTTTGATCCGCCACCAGCTCCCATAGTACTACCAAAATCTTTAATAGCAGCAAGTTTAGCAGCATTGTTCATTCTATTTTCATATCCTGCCGATCCTGCTTTTTCTCCAGATCTTTCAAATCTAGTCAAGAATAGATCAGCAGCTTCTCTAGAAGTCTTTGCTCCTTTAAGAGTTTTTAAACTCAAACCACCAGAACCAGTTCGCATCTCTTCCATGATCCATTGGAGTTGTGCTTCTCTGCTATTAACATCCAATTTATTTGTCTTAGCCCATTTTTCAAAATTGCCCCATCTATTAGCATCCCACTGAGCAATTCCACGATGTCCAGAAGCATTTTTTGCCTTTGGATCAATAGCAGCAGTTGATTCCTGCATCAAGTTACCAACAATTCCAGCTGCCTGATCTTTCGTTAAACCTTGGCTCATGAAATAATTCATTGCCTGAGCTTGTCCGCTAGATCCACTAAAATCTCCACCTCCAGTAAGATAATCTGCTGGATTTCCTGTTGCTGCAGCCGCACTTCCACCAGTTAAAGCACTGAATAATCCACCCATAAAACCTTTAATTTTTCCCCAAACATCAGCAAGACCTTTTCCCATTTTTTCGAAACCACCCTCATTTTCATAATATTGCCTCAATCCTTGAGATTGAATTCTCGCAAAATCTCTACTATTTGCTTTTTGAGCATCAATCATTCCTTCACCAAACAATCTAAACATTTGTTTGGATTTTGCTTTATCTCCACCAACTAAACCACCTTCAGCATACCCTCTACCTCCAGTTGGTTTATTCGATCCTCCACCCATGGCATTCATTGCCAACAACGTGCTTCTTCCCCAAGTATTACCAGCGGCATTACTCATCACCACTTCACCTTCATCGGCACGAATTGGCACATCATCAATAACGCTTCTATTACCACCAGTTACCAATCCACCACTAGCATATCCTTTTCCTTGACCACCAGTTAAATCTCTAGCAACATCAGCTGCTAGAAATCCCCATCCAATTGGTCCTGGAATAGCAGATCCTGCTGATAAAGCAGCACCTAAGATATCTCCCCTACTTAGTGCTTCACCCGCTAAACCGAGACCGATTGCTGTTTGAGCACCTGGGATCATTCTTGCTGCTGTTTTTCCTCCCATTTTCATTAATGCCTTGGCGCCACCTTTACCAGCAACTGCTGCTCCTGCCCTAGGTAATGCCCTAGCAACGCCCCTGGCGCCAACACCAGGAGCAGCTTTACCAATAATCTTTCCAGCGGCACCCAGAGCAGTTCCTAGTCCTAATCCACCGCCTCCACCGCCACGATTGCCGCCAGTAAGTGATCCCAAACCACCAGTTGGTGTGATAAAACCAGAATTATCAGATCCTGCTTCTAACGCCTTTTCTTCATCTCTTGCTAAAGATCTATTCGCTATCTTTTCTGCCGATGCTTTTGCATTTTGAGCAATTTGCTTATCTGCTGCTGTCTGTGCTTTTACAGCGTCAACTAGAGAACCAACTACATTTGTGAGATTTTCTACAGATCCTACAACTGCCGCATCACCTTTCGTTACTAGTGAAGCACTTGAAATACCTGAAGCTCCAGCAGATGCTACACTCGCAGTAGCATTCATTTGTGCTTTTGATTTCTTTAAATATTCTTTTCTCTCTTCTGAAGTTAAGTATCTCCCAGTTTGTGGATCTACTCCAGTTTGTGCTGCTTTAAAAAACGCTTCACTATCTAATTTTTTTGGAGCAGCAGAAATGCCAGGAATATTTGTAAAAGTTCCACCTTTTGTTGGTGATACACCACCTGGACCTCCAGGTGATAATGATGGAATTCCAGATTTTAGAAAACCAGCAACAGCAGACTGGTTTAGCATTTTTAGTGCTGGTGGTTGATTTGAACTACCGATATCAGTAACTCTTACTGCCTTTAATCCTTCATCAACAATTCCACCTTTTTGTGTTGTTGCTAAAGATCCACCTTTTTCTTCTGGTCCACCTTGCTTTTTTGGAAGAAGTTCTTTTATTCTTTTATATAAATTATAAAGATCCCTTGGATTTTGCCAAAATCTGTCTCCAGATACTGATTGTGGTGTAAGAAAACCGTGTGCCATTAGCTTTACGCTGCTCGTTCTTGTTCTTGTCTAACTTGTTCCAAGTATTGCAT